CCTTTGCCCTCCGTCCCGCTTCGTGTATACTGGCCAAGTCACCACCTCCGACACATGACACGCTCCGAACTTGACGCTCGCATCGCCTCTGGTGAGTTCACCGTCACCAAACTGCCTACCCGCAAGGCGCGCAAGAGCGAGCTGGTCTTCAGCATGACCAAGGGCCCCCGCACCAATACCAACCGCCGAGGGCAGAACTACCAGGGACACGCCACCCACGCTGAGCAGGCAGTTGTCGCGGGTAACGCTGGTGCCTACTTCAAAACCACTGGGTGAGCGCTTCGTGCTAAAAACAGCGATTTAGCAGGTCTTATGGGGTTGGGGTATCCCCCCCTGACCCCTTAGTAAAAACGCTGGGTCCCCCTAATCTATAAAAGTATGCATCCGAGACAGCCATATAAAACGCAACACGATTCCGTGGCCCTCAAAAAAATTTCCGTGGCCACAAAACCCCTCAGGGGGTCGATGTATAATTACTCATAGGATATCGGAGGATATATGAAAGACCGAGTGTATCATGTTTACAAGAAAGGAACGAACGACGTAGAACGTGTGAGTCTTTCAACGGACGAACTGGAGGATCTCTTACGCTCCGAGAAGATCAAACTCGGAGAAGTTGAGATTGAACCGTTAACAATTGAAAAAAATGACGAAGCGTCTTATTGATCATGGAGACATTCCAAGCATTCCCTACTGAAATTTTTCTGAATATTTTTCAACTTGACTTAGAGAAACTCCGAGGGGCATGTTTGGAACATATTGAACAGAAAGAATCTCAGACACGTTCTGGTAAGGAAGGATCGACACAACATCGCAGTTTCAAGAATAAAGATTTTGAAGATGCAGTCAGACAGATGATGGATTATGTCCAAGTACCTGACAGGCCATTCAAGTCTTATAAGATTGATGCGTGGGTGAATTGTAATCCACCAGGCGCGTTGAACACCTCGCATAATCATGATCCTTTTGATGGGATCTATTGGAGTGGTGTGTTTTATGTTGATGTGCCAAGCGACTCGGGTAGTATTGTATTTGAGGACCCGCGGCAAAATCTCGTTGTCTCGAATGACAGGAAATATCTACATGGTGCGCGAAAGGACTTTAGTATTATCCCGTCAGAAAACCTTATGGTGATGTTTCCGTCATGGTTATATCATCGTGTTGAAGCGAACAACTCGGACTTGACTCGGACATCAATTTCGTTTAATATCTACAAGGTTCGTTATTGACGAGCTCCTATATACATGGTATGATTTCATTAAACTCACTGAATTTTCATGGCAAAAGGATTTAAAGTACAGGCCGCGGCACCGACTGCCCCTGTAGACGATTTCGATATTGAATTGTGTAAGAAAGAGATCCAGGGCAAGAAGATTGTGTTCTGTCTTCCTGGCCGTGGATGTTCATATACTTTTCTAAAGAACTTCGTACAACTCTGTTTTGATCTCGTACAGAGTGGTGCAAGTATTCAAATTTCACAAGACTATAGTTCCATGGTGAACTTTGCACGATGCAAGGTTCTTGGTGCAAACGTTCTCCGTGGTAAGAATCAAATCCCTTGGGATGGTAAACTGGAGTATGACTATCAACTCTGGATCGATAATGACATCGTGTTCAGTACTGAGAGTTTCTACCGTCTGTTCCAACTGGGTCTGGAGAAAGAAATTGCAGCTGGTTGGTATGCAACTGAAGATGGTATGACCACTTCTGTGGCTCACTGGCTTGAAGAAGATGACTTCGTGAAGAACCGTGGTGTGATGAACCACGAAACCGTTGAGACCATGAGTAAGCGTCGTAAACCCTTCACCGTGGACTACACTGGTTTCGGATGGGTTCTGATCCAGAAGGGTGTCTTTGAGAACCTTGAGTACCCCTGGTTCGCACCTCAGATGCAAGTCTTTGAGAGTGGCGACGTTCAAGACATGTGTGGTGAAGACGTGTCGTTCTGTCTCGATGCCAAGAAGATGGGCATGGAGATCTGGTGTGATCCTCGCATCCGTGTTGGTCATGAAAAAACACGGGTTATTTGAGGTCTACGTTGGCCCAGAGCTCGTCCACTCGACAGACAGTGAAGACGATGCTCTTGACAAAATCCAAGACCTGGCTCTACAATACTACGAGTCAGGTCATCCTGATCCATCCACTATTTCATTCGTAAGACATGGCGAAACTCAAAGCTTCCCTGACGGGGAAGGTTTTTATTGAATCTAAGCCCAAGAAGACACGGCAAGGACAAGGACAACACACCAAATTTGCCGCTAGTTCGGCAAACAAGAAAAAGAAACGTTATCGAGGTCAAGGCAAATGAGCTACAATGTTACCCTAATCACTGATGAAGGTGAAGTAAACATCGTATGTGATGGTGATACTTCAATTTTGGATGCTGCAGAAGAACAAGGTGTAGATATCAATTACTCTTGTCGTGCAGGTGCCTGTTCCTCTTGTGCGGGTAAACTTGTTGAGGGTACTGTGGATCAAGAAGATCAATCATTCCTTGATGATGATCAAATCGATGCTGGTTTTATTCTCACCTGTGTGGCAAAACCAACTTCTGATTGTGTAGTTGAAACTGGTAAAGAAGACGAATTGTACTAATGTCAACTTTAATTTGCAATCTTCCATCACAGGAGATCTGGGTAAGAAAAGAATACCTTACAGATCATCAGTTTGGTCATGGTGAGTTTGTAAAAGGCGTCTGGGTATCGGCTAAGTCGATTCCTGGACGCGCTTTTTATTTTGAGACGTATTTGCCTGAATACGCAGCAATGTATGACAAACTCCCTATCAGTGCCTTTGTGTCAGAACCAAAGACACCCGATCCTGATATGAATCTTCCTAACCTACAGTTCTGGAACTGTATGGATTATGGTGTGGTTTCCATTCATAAACAGTTTATTGGTTCTATGGACTTTGAACTGAATACAAGAGACTGGGGTATTCAAAAAGGAACGTATATCTGTACTATTGATAATTACCATCAAGATTGTGATGTAATTGACTATGCGACTAGTGAAAATCCTGCGGAACACAAGTCACACAACCTTATTGAGTTAAATAATGGCCAATTCGCACTTTATCCAAACAATAGAATGCGAATCTATGACAATAGTTTGACACCTGTTGATCCAAAAATGCCTGATTTCAAGGTTTCTACCGTAGAATATCAGGTTGAAAATGGATTTGACAGACTTGGAATGGGTCGTGAAGACGAATATTTTTGGAAAACCGCAAAAGAACGCGAAAATTGTGAAAATTGTGGACAAAATCCATGCGATCCACGATGCATCAACGCCGAATAGGAGAAAAATGTCTCATCCACAACATTTAGATGGTTCTGTTGACAAAGGCCAAGACTTTTTAGAGTCTGGAATGACTTTAATCACTGAAGTTGAGTCTGAAAAGTGGTTAAAACTTCATGAACAGAATAAAAAAAGAGAAAAAACGACTCCTCCCGAAGATAGAATGTCAAGACCATGTGGAGGAGTCGGTGGATTTGATGATTTTGTCGAACGTTGGCATGAGTAGTATAAATATATGAGATCAAAGTGTGTCATTAGATGCCATCACTCGGAGAATCACGATATTTTAAGGATATTTCCTTAAGCTTTAAGAGGCATCCTGTGACGAATGACTTGATTTCGTTAACAAATGAAGTAGCCATTAAAAAATCAGTCAGAAATCTAGTTGAAACGATCAATGGTGAGCGTTTTTTCAACAGTTTAGTGGGATCTACTATTCGTCAGAGTCTTTTTGAACCCGCTGACCGCGAAATTTTGTTCAGATTAGAACAAGAAATCACTACTTCCATCGAAAACTTTGAAAAAAGGGTCAAATTGACCTCTGTTAGAGCATCGCATCCACCCGATTCTAACGAAATTACAATAGATATTAACTATAACATTGTTGGCGAAGTATTCCCACCCCAGGAAGTGTCGTTTATCCTTCAACCAACTAGAGAATAATGGCTTTTACCCAATATACACAACTTGATTTTGAGCAAATCAAGTCAACTATACGTGATTATTTGAGATCTAACTCAAATTTCACAGATTTTGACTTTGAAGGGTCAAATATGTCGATTTTGATCGACACATTAGCGTATAACACATATATTAATTCATATAACGCGAATATGATCGCTAATGAAGCGTTTTTGGACAGCGCTACATTACGCGAAAACATCGTTTCTCTTGTCAGAAACATCGGATATGTCCCAAAATCACGTCGGGCAGCGCAGGCCAGGATTAATTTTAACGTAGATCTTGGAACTGGTGTTACAAAGTCCGCTTTGACGTTAAAAGCGGGTCTTGTTGCAATTGGAGACTACCAAAACACCAATTATACCTTTAGTATTGAAGAGGATATTACAAATCCTGTCCAAAATGGTATTGCCAACTTTACTGTAACAGTAAAAGAAGGGACATTTTTAACAAAAGAGTTTATTGTTGATACATCTCAACCAAATCAGAGATATATCATTCCAAATGCATATGTAGATACTTCTACAATCGTTGTTAGGGTAAAAGATACTAGAACTTCTACGAGAAGTAGAATTTGGAAATTAGTTGATAACATTGTTGGTTCAACTCCAACAACTGAACAGTATTTGATTCAAGAAGTTCAAGATGAAAAATATGAACTTCTCTTTGGTGATGGCCAGTTTGGAAAACGTCTTGAAAATGGTAATGTAGTCTCAGTTTCTTACATCACATCGAATGGTCAAACTGGAAATGGTGTAAAAAACTTTGCTTTTGCTGGACAACTTATTGATAATGATGGAATAAGCGTTTCTTCTGGAATTTCTAGAATCCTCACAGAACAATCTTCTGCAAATGGTTCTGAAATTGAAAGTGTGTCCACCATTAAGAATCTTGCACCAAGATTCTATGCAGCACAATATCGCGCAGTGACTGCTTCTGATTATGAAGCAATTATTCCTACTGTATATCCAAATGCAGAGAGTGTTACTGCATATGGAGGAGAACAATCATCTCCACCACAATTCGGAAAAGTCTTTATTTCAATCAAACCCAAAAACGGTCAGTTCATCTCTGACTTTGATAAGAGATTTATTCTTGATAAATTGAAGAATTATGGAGTTGCTGGTATTAAACCAGAATTCATTGATCTTAAGTTCCTGTATGTTGAACTAAACAGTACAATTTATTATAACCCCAATGCAATTGATAGTGCATCTACTGTAAGAACCTTAGTATCAGATACCTTATCAACTTATTCTAAATCTGATGATTTGAACAAGTTTGGTGGGAGATTCAAGTATAGTAAAGTTCAAAAGATTATTGACGAGACGAACTCTGCTATTACATCAAATATTACAAAGGTAAAAATTCGTAGAGATCTTCTTGCAAACACCAGTAATCCTGCACAATATGAACTTTGTTTTGGAAATGCATTCCATAACAGAAGAGAAGGATATAACATCAAGTCAAGTGGTTTCAGACTTGATGGTGTGAAGGATACGGTCTATATGGCCGATGTTTACGTTTCTGAAACTAGAGGAAGATTATTCTTCTTTACAGTTGATGCAAATCAAGAACCTACTATCGTAAACAACAATGCTGGCACTGTTAAATATGATGAGGGTGAAGTACTTATAGATACAGTACGAATTTTGTCTACGACTAAAGGCCTCGACATAATTGAGGTAGAGGCAATCCCAGATTCAAATGATGTTTTAGGTCTCAAAGACCTGTACGTTCAGTTATCACTTGATTCCTCAACGATTACACCATTATCTGATACTGTTGCCTCTGGCGCAGACACTGCAGGAACTAATTTCATCACCACTTCGAGCTTCTCCAACGGAAAGTATTTTAGAGAATAATGATCGATACTACTTCTCAAAAAGTCCAGGTTAACCAGGTAGTTTTTAGCCAGTTACCAGAGTTCGTTCAAGAAGAGAATCCTCTCTTCGTTGACTTTTTAGAAACTTATTATCAGTCTCAAGAATATCAAGGTAGTAACATTGATATTGTTCAGAATTTCAATGACTATCAAAAAGTAGAAACTTTTAGTGGTAACGAAAACCTTATTGGATTTACTACATGTACATCTAAGGTTACTTTCTTTGATGACACCATTAATGTAACTTCTACCGATGGATGGCCAGAGAAGTACGGTCTTTTAAAAATTAATGATGAGATTATTTCCTACACAGGCAAGACTAAGACCTCTTTTACGGGGTGCCTGAGGGGTTTCAGTGGGGTTGAATCACTCAATCATAGTTCTGATCCCGAAGTGCTGGTATTTTCTGAATCCCAGTCATCTTCACACAAAGTAGACACTCAGGTTATCAATCTGAGTAATCTATTTCTACAAAAATTCTGGAAAAATATAAAAGGTCAATTTTTACCTGGATTTGAGGATAGAAAACTTATCAATACTGTTGATAAAGCAAACTTCCTCAGACAAGTAAAAGATTTTTATCAGACAAAAGGTACACACGAAGCAGCTACAATTTTATTCAAAGTCCTTTTCGGCAAAGCTGTAGATGTAATCAAACCAATTGACTATCTTATTAGTCCTTCTGATGCAGACTGGGTTGTAACTGATGATGTTGTTGTTGAATTGATTAGTGGTGATCCAGAAAAAATTCTGGGACAACAACTGAGACAAACTGGAGATGATTTTTCCGAAGCATCTATCTTTAATATTAGACCTTTACGCAAAAATAATAAACCATACTATGTAATTAGTCTCAGTCAAAGTACACTCAAGGGTAAATTTGAAATTACTGGCGGCACTCAATTAGTAAACAAAGTTTCTATCGGTGCTTCTGTTTTAACTGTAGATTCAACACTTGGATTCCCAGAACAGGGATCTTTCTATGTTGGTGCTGGAATTACTGTTGGTATTGCAACATATACATCTAGATCTTCCACCCAGTTCTTTGGTGTAACTGGAATTAGTTCACAATATTCTGATGGCCAAATTGTAAGATCATCTAATACAGTTTATTCTTATGAAGATGGTGATATTACAAAACCAGTAATCTTTAGAATGACTGCTGTTGCCAACAGTGCAAAACTGGATGGTATTGGATTTTTAGCTGAAAATGATATTCTTCGCGCAAGAAATCTGGGTAACTATTCTTCTGCAGGCAATCAAAGATTGAATAGTTGGATTCATAATGTTAAATCTATATCGGATGTTTCAAGAAACTTTAATACAAATACCTCTAACATTGATATTGTAACAAATACGATCAATACCATTGATGCTCATCTATTACAACTTGATGCACCTGTAACTCTTTTAGATAAAAGTTCCGCAATTCCTCAAAATGTTGTGGGGACAGTAAACTTAATCATTTCAAATAATGCATTCCAGATGAATATTACATCTGGAACTATTGATGTTAATAGAGTTTATCAAGTACAGAATAACAGTATTTTTGCAAAAAGTAATGATCCCAAATTAGGTGTTACTGATTATCTTGCAAATATTCAGAATACATATTCTGATCCAGGTGAGAAAAATGTATATGTGACAACGGGAAGTCTTCCTGCATACACTATTCATGCAACTAGAAGAAATAAAACTTTTAATTCGACGGATGTTGATGGTGGTGATAATACCATTACGATTAATAATCATGGATATCTTACTGGTGATGTTGTTAAGTACAAACCAACAGGTGTTGGTGCCACAGTATTGGCTGGTTTGAGTACCAATTCAAACTATGCAGTTACTAAAATTGATACAAACACAATTAAACTCTCTCAAAGTATCAGTGATGCTTCTGTGAAGAGATTCTTGGACATTGGCCAAGGTGGAACAACTCACGAGATTATTCCTTTTGATCTTTCTGGTAAGAGTTTACAATATCAAAACTTCTTAAGAAAATTCCCCACAGAGATTACTCTGAATGACTTTTCTAGAGAATTGAAGAATGAACCAATCGGTATGTTCCGAAATGGTGTGGAAATCATGTCAAATAAGTCGGGAGACTCTATTTGGTATGGTACTTTGGCTAATATTGAAGTACAAAATGGTGGTCAAAACTATGATGTTTTAAATCCACCAAATATCAACATTACAGATAGTGTTGGAAGTGGTGCCACAGCTTATGCAATTGTTGAAAATGGTAAATTTGAAAATATTGATATTCTTTCTGGTGGATATGATCTAAGAGAAGTTCCCAAAATTACTATCACGGGTGGTAATGGATCTGGCGCAGCTGCAGTTGGTAGACTTCGTAAAAATACGACTGTAAGAACTTTTGACGCGGATTTGGACGTTAGTACTGGTTCTGATAGAGTTACATTCAGCGCAAGACACCTTTTTGAAAATGGTGAATCTGTTTATTACCAAAAAGGTAAAGGATTTGCACCTGTTGGTGGCCTAGTAGATAATTCTCTCTATTATTTGCATGTTCCTACTGAATTTTCGGTTCAGTTTATGGCAACCTATGATGATGCGGTTGCCGGCATTAATACAATCAATCTTACAAGTAGATCTGCTGGTAGTAACACTCTAACCGCAACAAAATCAAGAAATATCCTTGATTCTATTGTTGTTACAAATAAAGGTTCTGGATATTCAAATAGAAGGGCTATTGTTTCAAGTGCATTTTATCCAACGGTTGATTTTACTACAGCCGATGAAATTAAGTCGGGTATTAACACAGCAAATCATTATATTTTCTTCAAAAATCATGGATTTGAAAATGGTGATCTTGTTGAGTATAATTCAAGTGGGCCAATTGATGGGTTATCAACCGCGCAAAATTATCGCATTTTAAAACTAGATGAAGATAGATTTAGAGTTGCTGCAGCGGGTATTGGATCTACTGCAACTGATATAGCGTTTAATAAAGAAGAATATGTAAAAATTCGTTCTATTGGATCTGCTTCACATACATTTAAGTATCCAGATATTCACGTTAGTGTTGATGGTGTAACAGGCCTTGCAAATACTGCATTCTCTTTACCTAGAGTAAGAGCTAAATGTGTTGGTGAAATTACGGCGTGTCCAATAACCGCGATTGGATCTGGATATGGTGCAACCGATACTATCAATGTACATAGAAGACCAGATGTAACCATTTCTAATGGTTCTAGAGGTATTATTGAAGTTATTGTTGCTGACGGAGAAATTGTTCGTGCATTCGTTAAATCTGGAGGTGGTGGTTATGCAACTCCACCTAGACTGGTAGTTGATGGTGTTGGTAAATATGCAGAATTAGTAGCTGATGTCACTAATGGTGTTATCACCTCAGTGACAATTGTAAGTTCTGGTAAGGGATACGAACAACAGAGTACTTCAATTAGAGTCGTTCCAACTGGAAATGGTGCAAAACTTAAGGCCAATGTTTCTAGATGGGATATTAATTTCTTATCTAAATTTAGAGGTGCTATTAGTGAAAATGATGATGGTGTCATCATTCCAAGTCAAAATGATAATCTTGGATTAAAATATGTTCATGCATATGCATCCAGAAAGTTAAGACTGGTTCTGGGTGATAATATCAATGCAGATTTCTCAGAAAAGGCATCTCTTACACACTCTCCTATTTTGGGATGGGCTTATGATGGATCGCCAATTTATGGACCATATGGATTTGGCACTCCCACTGGCGGGGCCGTTCGTAGAATGGTTTCTGGGTATACACAGGTAAGTAAAGGAAATAGACCTCCAGTTGGTGTTTTCCCAGAAGGAACATTTATTAATGATTTCATTTACACTGCTGATGGTGACCTTGATGAATTTAATGGTAGATTCTGTAAAACACCTGAATTTCCCGATGGTGTATATGCATATTTCTGCACTATTCAGGCCACTAACAGTAGTGCATCACCTTTTGTAAACTCAAGAGAACCTCAATTCCCATTTGTTCTCAATAGTTTCAAATATAGAAGGGAAGATTTTAATGTAGATCCTTCTTCTATTCAAACTCTGCCTATTCTGAACAGTGGAGATCTTGTAAGAAACACTTATTATTATAAGTTTGGAGTAGCTAATTCGGATTATGAATATCTGACTAAAAATCAATTAAATGATACCCAACTCATTGTTAGATCTATAAACAAAACTGGTATTGCAACAGTTAATGTTATCGTTCCAGGCTTAAACTATAAGGTTGGTGATAAAGTACGATTTAACAATGATCAATCAGGAGGATCTGGTGCCACTGCAAAAGTTGTTACTCTTGTAGGTAAAGGTCTTTCCACATTCTCATTTAACAGAAAAGTTGTTCCAGATGTAGCTTTTACTTACACTGATGGTGCCGTAGTTGGTGTTGCATCAACTCCACATGGTTTAACTGATCATGATTTGGTTGTTGTTGGTGGTATTGGAACAGGTGAACTTAATTTCATCCAAGGTCCTAGATTTGTTGCTATCGCATCTGTCACTGCTAAAGTAGATGAAATCATACCACCAGTAGCCACAACTGGTATTATTACTACAATCTCTCTGAATACATCGGGTACTACAGGAGAAATTGTTGTTGATGATACTCTTGGAATTGGAACTGAGACAGTAAAAGTTTTGTTTGTGGACAAAACTTTGAACAGATATCGAGTCAAGAGAGAAACTGGATGGGCTACTACTCACCCAGCAGGCACTGTTGCCGCTGTTGATCAAAGAAAACTTACATATCCTGTTGGGGTTCAAACTAATCTAACAACAAGAGAACCAAGAAAAATTGTATTCAATCCACAAAACTCTGTTGGATTTGGTACAACATCAGTTGTTAAGAGTGTTGTGGGTGTTGGAACTACAACTGTGGTTAGAGTTATAGCCACAGATGGAACTGTTCTTGCAGATCACCAGTTACCTCCTTCAGGTTCTACAGCTGACAATGCAATTACATTTAAGGATCATGGATTCTATACGGGCCAACCGTTGAAGTATAATGTACCAAGTGCTGGACTTGCACTTACGGTATCTAATTCTGTTAATCTTTCTAATCCTTTCGCTCTGGTTGATTCTCAGAAATTATTTGCTGTTAGAAAGTCTAAAGATCTTCTTGGAATTACCACTACCATCGCTGGTATTGGTACAACCACTGGTTCTCTATATTTTGTAAATCTGAGCACTGGGACTGATCATGCTCTTACAAGCATTGAAAAAGAATTCAAGGGTCATCTTGAGAGATTTGATGTAACTGTAAAAACATCATCCCCACATACATTAAAATCTTATGATAAAGTCAAAATTGTACTTCAACCAGACAATACAAAAAGTGTAAGTGTTGAATATGATACTTTAGCGAGAAAGACTATCTTTGATCCAAAATATGTTGCCGCAGCTACAACAGCCATTGGTGTTGGTGGAACAGATTCTTTGATTTCCATTACAGATCACGGATATGTTTCTGGTGAAAAAATTCTTTATAAGTCGGGAACAACTCCCATCGCACCTTTGGTTGATAGAGGTGAATATTTTGTTCAAAAAATCAATGATAATCAGTTTAGATTATCTACAACTTATGTTGATGCAACTAGATTTGGTGGTGGGTTTATTGGATTTACCACTATCGGTACTGGTGTGCATAAGATTTCAGCAATCAATCCATCAATCACAGGTACTAGAGGCCAAACTGTAGGATTTGCAGTTTCTGATAATTCTTGTCAAGATCTTAGACTTGATTTCTTTGAAGATGAGAATTTTGTTACTAAATTTGAAGGTGTTGGTATTTCTACAGAAATTGCACGAAGCGGATCTCCTGGCACTCCTGGGTCTTTAGTAAATCTTAAATTGACTCTTGGTGTACCAACTCCACTTTATTATAAGTTAGTTCCAACTGATCTTGATTCTATTGATGTTTCTAAGAGAGATGCTGAACCAGATGAAACAGTATTCGGTGGATCTAAAATTGTTATTGAGGATAGTGTTTATTCTGGTGACCATAGTGTTATTAGAATTGATGATGAACAGTTCAAATATCAAGTTAGTAAACAACCAGAGTCTGATACTTATACAGCCACTTCTGGTATTACCACGTTCTCTTACTTGACCGATTCTAAGAATGCTCTTGGTGGTGTTAATGAAGTTAAAGTAACAAGTGGTGGTATTGGATATGAAAGAAATCCTGGCATCGCTACATTTGTAACATCAGATGGTCTGAATGCACTACTGCGTGTTTACGATGACACTGCTGGCCAGGCCGCTCTATCTGAGGTGATTAAAATTGGATATGAATATCCATCCGATAAATCAATTCAACCTAGTGTTGATATTCCTGTTGTTGTTACTGTAAGTAATAACTTTAGTCTTTCTACAGTTGGTATTATCACAGCTGGTCGTAATTACATTGTTGAACCTGATTTAGTCGTTCCACAGAGTGAAGATGTTAAGTTGACAGCAGTTCTTAGTGGAACTTCTATTGGTGAAGTTATCGTTACTAATGTTGGTAGAGGATTTAACGAGGTTCCTAACCCTCCTAGAATCATTGCTACCAGAAATACAAACGGTATTGGTATTGTTTCTACGAGTTCTAATGGTGATACAAACACACTTCAGATTGTTCAACCCACGAATGGTTGGTTAGCCGATGGTACTGATTTCCCATTTTCAGTTGGGGAACAGATTTTTGTTGAAGGTGTAGGCACTGCACAAACTGTATTTACCGCAGGTGGTGGTTATAACTCTGAACAATATGACTATCGACTGTTTGAAGTAAAAACTGTAAATCCAAGTACTTCTAAGATTACATACACTATTGCTGGTATTGGAACTACTGGTGGTACTTTTGATCCAGATAGTTCTGCTGGTCGTGTTATCCCGCAAAGAGAACTTCCAACCTTTACTGCAATCTTAACTCCAGAACCATTCTTTGCTGGAGAACAAGTCACCTATGGTGCAAATGGAAAAGCCTTTGTTCTTGAAAACCAGGGTTATAATCCAGTTACGAATACGATTAGACTTAGATCACTTACAGCTGCTCTTAAAGAAGGTGATGTAATCAAAGGCCAACTCTCTGGTGCAGAAGGAACTGTAAGAAACGTTTCGCAGTCTGAAGCATTCTTTAAAACAGATTATTTTGCAGAAAGACCTAAGGGTTGGCAAAGAGAGACTGGAAAACTTAATAATGATTTCCAAAAAATCGAAGACAGTGATTACTATCAACAGTTCTCTTATTCGTTAAGAAGTGAAATTCCTTATGAAACTTGGAAACCTGCAGTAGATAGTATTATTCACCCAAGTGGATATAAAAACTTCTCCGATTTCCTTATTCCTTCAAATACAATTCCTAGTTCTGGTATTGGTAGAAGTCATAATCTGACCATGAAGGAATCAACTCCTCCTGGTACAGCAACATTAAGTGTACAGATCGATTCTGAAAAATCCTTCTATACGAAAGATGATTTTGACTATGGTGGTGAGGAAACTCTTCCAAATGGATTCTCTAAATTTATTACGTTTGTAAACAGAAAAATTGCTGCGTTTATTAACGTAAAATCCAATAAGGTTCAAATTATTGATAATATTTCTGATCGATTTACTGGAATTGGTACAACTACATCTGCTCTAATTGTTGGACTGAGTAGTTTCCCACTTACCACTCAGGGTGGTGCAATTACACTCTTTACTAAAATCTTCGATCCTTCGGCCAAGATTGGTATTGGTGCTTCCGTAATCACACTGAATAATCACGATTTCCAAACTGGTGAAAGAATTAAGTATGATCCAGGTAATTCGGTTTATGGTGATAACAGAATCTCAATCGTAGGTACTAATAATGTTTTAGGTGGTATTACAACTAACAAACTACCTGCAGAACTTTTTGCAATTAAATTGAATAATAATCAGTTCTCTGTTGCTGGTCTTGCTACTGATGCTGCACAAGGAAATTCTTTAGTATTCAACGGAGTTGGAACAGGAGTCACTCATTCGTTTGATGTTCTGCGCCCAGATGATAGGGTTATTATTCAAATTGATGGTATTATTCAATCACCACTGTTTAAGAGAAATATTGATATTGCTCTTGATCAGGCCGTTGGAGTTGGAACTACAACAATTTTTGTAACAGGTATTACATCAATTACCGCCAATGATCTTGTAAACATTGACAATGAAATCATTGAAATTACTGGTGTTGGTGTCGGAAGTACAAATGCACTGAAAGTTAAGAGAGGTGTTCTTGGTAGTGTTGCTGCTGCACACACTGTTGGTGCTGCTTGCACAATGCGTGGTGGATCATTCCACATTGTTAAAGATGTAATTCACTTTGTAACTCCTCCATATGGAAAAGTTGGTGTTTCTACCTTCCAACCAGGTATTTCCACCAATAGTACATTTGCAGGTAGAGTCTTTAATAGAAAAGATCCAACTACCAACTTCATCTTTGATGATATTTCCGACGACTTTACTGGTGTGGGTAAAACGTTTACCCTCTTACAAGATGGTGCAGATGTATCTGGTATTGTTACTACTGTAAATGGTCCTGAGGTTGTTAATAATGGTATTATCTTAATTAACAACATTTTCCAGAGACCTGAAGTTGATTATGATATGACCGAAAGAGCCGATCCTGGTATTGGTGCTTCTGTCATCTTTACTGGAGATGACAGAGAGAGTCTTCCTAGAGGTGGTATTGTAAATGAAATCACAATTGGTTTTGGTACTAACTATCAACCTATTGTTGCTGCTGCAGGAACAGCAATTATCAATGCTGCAGGTGCCATTGAATCTGTTGTAGTTACTGGTGGTGGTTCTGGATACAGACCAGGTGGCAAGGCCGATGTACAGGTCTTGAATCCTCTTGGAATTGGTTCTACTGCGGTTCTTTCTCTCACAGTTGGTACAGCAGGCACCGTTACAGGAATTACAACGGTAAGTGGTGGTAGTGGATATGCTTCTACTAATCCACCTGCTATTGTTGTTGGATTGGCCAGTGGATATGCAAACATGCAATATTCTGGTGGTTCTGGTAGTGGATTTGAAGCAACTGTTGTTGTTGGTACTGGAGGTAGTATTGTTGACTTTAGGATTACCAATCCTGGTATTGGATACAAGAACGATGAAGTCTTAACTGTAGTTGGTATTCCGACAGGGGAAGGTGGATTCAGTGCCCATACAGTAACTGTTAATTCTATTATTAATGATAAGTTCAACGGTTTCTCCTTCGGTCAACTTTTTGAACTTGATAGTTTTGCTGATCAGTTTGATGGTGCTCAAACAACCTTCACTCTGACAAGAACTACGGTTACTAAGGACGTTGTTAATATTGGTAGTAATGATACTAGTGTTGATGTTGGCAACAATCTTCTGGTGTTCTTGAATGACATTCTGCAGGCACCAGGTGAGGCCTATACATTTGGTGGTGGTACTCAAATTACATTTACTGAACCCCCCAAATCTGGTAGTAAACTCCAAATTCTCTTCTTTAGAGGATCTAATGATGATGTTGATGATGGAAATCCATTCCTGACAGTTAAGAGAGGAGATCTTCTTCAGTTACAAGCCTCAGGAAATTACGTTCTTCAAAAACCAAGAAGAATCACTGAAATCGCAGGTGTTCAGAAGGCAGAAACTAACCTCTATACTGGTGTTGGTATCAACCCAGACAAAACTTTTACAAGAACAGTTTCTTGGACAAAACAGAGATCTGACCTGATTCTTGATAATCAACCTCTTCCAAAGAGTCGTGCATCTTTGGCTGCTAAGACTAGACCATTTACTAGAATTACTCAAAGTGTTGGTTTAAGTTCTAATGAAATCTACGTTGAGAATGCCTTCCCACTCTTTAGTGCTCTTGACAACAGAGCTACACCAAATGATGTTCCTGGCGAGGGTATTGTTATTCAGAACTTTAACTTAGTGTCTAGAGCAGATGCTACGGTTCAAGTTTCTTCTGGTGGAACTGTATTTGATCTGACCATTGTTAATGGTGGTTCTGGATATGATGGTATTCCTGTTCCAACTATCTCTTTTGCGTCTACTTTACCAAGAGTTCAAGAAATTGGTAGAACTTGGACTCGGAGATTCGGTGTAAATCCAAGCACAAATTATGCTGCAATCGCCCGTAGTAGACAAGGTTTGTTTGTTGCGGTTGGTAACACCAGTGGAATTAATACTTCTGCGGATGGAATCCTCTGGAATAATACATCAAATACAACAACTTTCGGTGATCTGAAGGGTGTTGTTGGAATGACAACTCATGTCGTTGTTGTTGGTGCATCTGGTACTTGTGGATTCTCTACAAACAGTGGCGTAACATTCTCCCCATCTAAGACTCTTAGAAGAAGAAATGTCTTCCCACTGGTGTTCTTTGATGATATTACTGTTACTCAGAATATCAATGCAGTTGAAATGGGTCAAAGTATTGGTGTTGCAGTTGGTGCCGCAGGAACAATTATGTTCACTGAGGCCGGTCGTGCTGGATTTGGTACTGCATTTGAAGTTACTCAGAAATTCTCCAATGAAAATCTGAATGGTGTTGGTGCAAATAACAACGTTTTTGTTGTTGTTGGTGATAACGGAACCATCCTGAGATCTCCAAACGGACAAAACTATGTTGGTGTTACTACTACCGCAGTATCTACCAAACTTAATGATGTTAAATATGCTGATAACCAGTGGATTGCAGTCGGTGCTGCAGGTTCAATCATTAGATCTACAGATAATGGACTTAATTGGTCTGTTGTTTCTGCGGGTGGAACTTTTGAACTGAATGCAGTTGGTTATGCAAACAGTGTTTGGGTTGCAGTTGGTCAGGATGGTGGAGTTAAGAACTCCAAAGATGGTCAATTCTGGTTCGAGAAGTCTGTTGGGGTTTCTACCGACTTCTTTGGATTGGCCTTTGGTGATGATAAGTTTGTTACCGTTGGTCTTGACACATCAATTTATAGTTCTTCTTTTGAATTCGTTTCTGCTGCTGGTACTGCAACAGTTTCTGCTGCAGGTACAGTTAGTGCAGTTACACTGACTGATGGTGGATTTGGTTATGATGACAGAGCTCCAGTTGAGGTCCTTATCTCTGCGGAACCAGTTACTAAAGAAACTATTACCAGTGTTGAAGCTGAAGGTGATTATGGTGATGTAGTTAGTGTTGCAAGTTCTGCTTCTGGTATCAGTACCACAAGTCCAATGTTGATTTTTGAACTTGATTCTGACCCATATCTTGATCAGGCCGCATTTGGAAACATTGCAAGAACTGGAATTGGTGTTGGTGATCTCTTCGTTCTAAGTCAATCTACCTGGGGTGCGCCCACTACGAGCATCAACCGTAGTGTTACTAAGATTGCTGGTATTGGATCTACTTTCATTGATAATGTCTATATTGTTCAACAGAGAGAAACTTCTACCAGTGGTATTGTAACGGTATATTGTAACGTTACCTCTATTGCAGGTATTGGAACAACAGATTACGCCCCAAGAATCGCTAAGTATAGTTGGGGTAGATTATATAATTTCCAAAGGGATAGATTGAACCCACAATCTTTCACCGCACATACTCTGGATGGTATTGCTGGACTTAACACCAGTGGAAATATTACCAGAATCAAACCGTTGTCTGAGAACTGGAACGATCTAGACGAGACAACATAAATAAACCTATAGAAAACTCGTAGTAAAAATGCCCGCGATTATTTCTGATCAATTCAGGATCCTTAACGCTGCGAATTTTGTCGCCGGCGTGGCGGATACCACACAATCATATTATACTTTTCTAGGTCTACCGAACTCAGGTGATGTTGGCCTAGGTTATGGTACTACGGATTGGAATAGTAATACTCCCGCACCTAAAGATAGTTTTAGGGAGTATAATGATGTCTATGACACCATGATTGCTATGAAAAAGCTGAACACTGGTGATGTTCAGAGGATGGTGAGAAAGTACACATGGACTGCGGGCACAGTCTATGAAATGTTCAAGGGAACATATACCAGGGACAGTCTTTCTCCACAGACCTCTGCTACGAATTTATATGATGCAAAATACTACGTTGTAAACAGCCAGTTTAAAGTATACGTTTGTATTAATAATGGCCAAGAACCACAAAACCCTCTTGGAAAACAGTCTCTAGACGAACCAACTTTTACTGATCTGGAACCAAAGACTGCGGGTACTTCTGGTGATGGTTACTTGTGGAAATATCTTTACACCATTTCTCCAAGTGATATTATTAAATTTGATTCTATTGATTACATTCCTGTTCCCGATAACTGGGGAACTGGAGACACAACAGACGTTAAAAACGCCGCAGTAGATGGTAAAGTTGAAACTGCACTGATTGTCAATGCTGGTGGTGGTTATCAACCTATTTCAACTACATTTAATAATATTCCTATTCTCGGTGATGGTACGGGAGGAAGAGCTTCCATCACTGTTGATGCCCAGGGTAAAGTAAACAATGTTACCATTACAAATGGTGGTTCAGGTTATACCCGAGGTAATTTGAAATTCTTCCCTGGCGCGCCTGGTTCAGAAACTGGTGGACCTATTGTTGGTCTGTCTGCGGTTGGTGTTGGAACTACTTCTGTTGCTGAATTTGAAGTTATCATGCCTCCTCCTGGAGGACATGGACATGACGTTTATAGAGAACTTGGTGCATTTAGAGTTCTTTTGTATTCTAGATATGAAAATGATTTAACTAATCCTGATTTTATTACTGGAAACGACTTCGCTAGAATTGGTGTTGTTCAGAATCCAAAAACTCCATCTGGAGCTCTGTTGAATTCTTCTAAGGCCAGTGCTCTTTATGCATTAAAACTAGAGTCTCTTACACCAGGTGGATCTCCAGTCACCACAACATTTGCAGTTGATACTCCAGTTTATCAAACTATCGGCATTGGTTCTACTGCTGTTGGTTATGTTGCAAGTTGGGACTCCTCTACTGCTGTTCTGAAACTTTACAACCCAGTTGGACTTGGATCTACCGACTATGGTTTCCGTTTGAATGATTTTACATCTCAGATTGGTGTTGGTGGAAGTTATGCAATTAATGGTCAATCCGCTGGTGGCACTTTGGGTATCAATACTTCTTTTGGAACGGTATCAAACCCAGGTACTGCAACAACAGTTGGTGTTGCACTCGTCCAGTTGGGACAGAGTTTTGTTGAAGGTGTGGCTCAACCAGAAGTTAAAAAATATTCTGGTGAGGTCTTATACATAGATAACAGGGCCGCTATCCAACGTAGTGCCAGTCAAAAAGAAGACATTAAAATCGTTTTAGAATTCTAAGAAGATGCCACAAGAGACAAACCTCAACGTAAGTCCTTATTTCGACGATTTTAATGAGGACAAAAGTTTTAATCGGGTTCTTTTCAAACCCGCCACACCTGTCCAGGCTAGAGAATTAACTCAGTTACAAACGATTCTTCAGAATCAGATTGAACGATTTGGTCAACACTTCTTCAAAGAAGGTTCCCAGGTCATTCCTGGACAATTGGCATATGATCCAGAATATAACGCGGTAGAACTTACCGAAAGTTTTCTTGGTATCAAACTGACAGAATATGTTGATCAGTTAGTAGGAAAGACTATTCGTGGTCAACAATCTGGCGTTGAGGCTAGAGTTGTTAACTTTTTGACACAAACTCAGTCTGATAGAGGTAATAATACACTTTATGTAAAGTATATTACTTCTGGTGACGATTTTCAGACTGCGACTTTCCTTGATGGAGAGAATCTGATTGCAACTACAGATATTGAATACGGCAATACTAGAATTGTAGCTAATAACCCATTTGCTGCTTGTATTCCTTCTGGAGCCACATCTATTGGTTCCGCAGCTGCCATTGAAGAAGGTGTATATTTTATTCGTGGATTCTTTGTAAAGGTATCTCCCTCTACAGTAATCCTGGATCAATATGATAACAATCCAACTGCCAGAGTTGGCCTGTTTATTGAAGAGAATCTTGTAACTGCATATACTGACGAAACTCTCTTTGATAATGCTGGTGGATTCTCTAACTTTGCAGCTCCTGGTGCTGATCGACTGCAAATCAAAACCACTCTTATCAAAAAAGACATTGATGAGTTCAACGATGAGAACTTTGTTGAACTTCTTAGACTTGATGAAGGTGAATTAGAAAAATTTGTAACCAAAACAGATTACAACGTTCTTGAAGATACTCTTGCGAGAAGAACGTTTGATACAAATGGTGATTATTACGTCAAACCATTTACTGTAAGTGTAAAAGATTCACTGAATAATAGACAAGGCAACGATGGTATCTATTATTCAAACCAAAAGACGGATCAAGGTAATGATCCATCTAATGATCTGATGACATATCAGATTTCCCCTGGTAAAGCATATGTCAAGGGATTTGAGATTGAAAAAATCACCACAACATTATTAGATGTAGAAAAACCCAGAACCACGAGAACTGAAGAGAATCAACAACTCACTTTAAATTCTGTACAAAGTGTTTTTGTTAACAATGTTTATGGATCTCCTAGAATTGGTTTTGGTACTGACACAACTATAAGTCTTCGTACTAAGAGAATTGCTACGGGTGGAACCGCATCAGGCACCGAAGTTGGTACTGCAAAAGTATATGATTATAAACTTGTAAACAGTGAATATGAAGATGATACAACAAGATATGAGGTCTTTCTTTACGATGTAAACACTCATGTTACTCTGACTGTTAATACCGATCAAACTCTCACTACACCTGTACACATCAAAGGTGCAAGAAGTGGTGCGACGGGTTTCCTTAAGAGTAATGTTTCTTCTTCTCAAAGTCTGACACTCACTCAGACTAACGGAATTTTTATCAAAGATGAACCACTGATTCTGAATGGAGTTGAAGAATCTGTAAGTGTTACATCTGTAAGAGAATATGGCCTTGGTGATGTACATTCATTCCATCAAAATGTAGGCGTCAATAACTTTACTGCTGATTTAGAACTCAACGAAATTTTTAGACTTGCTCCCCCAGGAACTCAATTCACTATCACTAATGGTGGTGTAATCACCGTACCTGGAACTAGATTTGCAACAGGTATTTCTACAGGAGATATTGTTGCATATCAAAAACAAGGTGATAGTGATCCCACATTCAACGAAGTATCTGCCCTCTCTTCAGATGGTAGTACCGTCACTGTTATTGCCACACCACAAACAATTAGTGGTATTTGTGACAAAGATCTCCCAGGAACCACCATTCAAGTTTCTGATTTTGGTATTATTAAGGCTGGAATCCAAGGAGGAACTGAATCTGCTCTATTCACTCCTCTTCCTAAGAGATATATTGCTTCTCTCAACATTGATAGTTCTGAGATTGAAATCAGAAAACAGTATACCCTTAATATCTCCAGTTCCCGTGGAACCGTAACTGTTGAAGATCCCAATCTGTTCTTCCTTCCATTTGATGAAGAAAGATATAACCTTGCATATTCTGATGGAGTAATTGAGCCTCTGACAGATGCAAAGGTACAATTTAACTCCGACTTCAAAACTGTAACTCTTCGTGGTCTGAGTAAAGTATCTAATACTGATGCAGTTCTGGTAGCAACTCTGAAGAAAATTAATGTTGCATCAAAACCAAAGACTCTGACGAGATGTGCTTCTGTTACTATTGATAGATCTAAGTATGATACTTCTGGATCTACGGGTACATCTTTTAACAATGGCCTGACTTATAACACTGTATTTGGAACTAGAGTAGAAGATGAAGATATTTGTCTCAATGTTCCTGATGTTCTGAGAGTACACGCAGTATTTGAATCTTCTACAACCGCTGCTCCTACTTTACCTTCTATTACTTTAATTAATAGAAGTGCAGATCTGACTGAAACACTTCAGGGTGAATTTGTTCTTGGTTCTGAAAGTGGTGCATATGCACGAGTTGTTAATAGAACCGCAACCAGTGTAGATATTGTCTACATGAATGAGTTGACGTTTGATGTTGAAGAGGCCGTAGTATTCCAGAGTTCTGGTATTAGTGGTGAAGTTTCTGTTGTTGTCGAAGGTGACAACAACATTGGAGAAAACTTTGAATTTGATAGTGGTCAAAGATTTGAATATTATGACTACGGTAGAATTACTAGAGTAGACGACGCACCAGAACCTAAGAAACAACTCACCATTGTTTATGATCACTACATTGTAGATTCTGGTTCTGGTGGTGACTTTGGTACTGTTAATAGTTACCCATCAGATGCATATGATAGAGATCTGCCTATGATCTTGGGTAGAGCTGCTGCAGATTTTATTGATGTAAGACCCAGAGTTAAAAACTACAGCCCTGCATCTGATACAGACTCTCCTTTTGAACCCGATTTCAGAGATTTCCTTGGAACAGGAAACAGTCCCGCAAATATTCTTCCCAGTGAAGACCCACTGACTATTGACTATAGTTATTATCTTGGTAGAACTGATCTTCTGACTTTAAGTCCAGATGGTTATTTCCAAATTAGAAAAGGAGCTCCTTCTGAAGATCCAGTAGCTCCAGATAACGCATCTGGTGCATTCCTAGTTGGAACACTCTTCCATGCTCCCTATATCAGACTTGCCTCTAATGAAAGTAGGGTAGTCCTCTCTTCTCATAAGAGATATACGATGGCCGATATTGGTCGTCTTGAGAGTAGAGTTCAGAACATTGAGTTCTACACACAACTGTCACTTCTTGAGACAGAAACGGAAAATCTGAACATCAAAGATGCTGACACAGGATTAGACAGATTTAAGTCTGGTTTCTTTGTTGATAATTTCAAGAGTCATGGTTCCCATGATATTGCAAATAAACTCTTCAGAGCTTCTATTGACAAAAAACTTGGTGAACTCAGACCTTCTCACTATACGACTGCATATGATCTTCTGATTGGATCAGAACAAATCGTTGGTATTGGAACTACTGCAAATCCAAACGCTGACCTCACACAAGTTGCAGATCTTCAAGACAATAGTCTGCAAAGAACTGGTGACTGTATTACTCTGAAGTATACAGAGAAAAAGTTCATCGAACAGAAGTTTGCGACTAGAACTGAAAATGTCAACCCATTTGCTGTTATTAACTGGGTTGGTATCATTCAGTTAAATCCAGCGTCTGATACTTGGATCGACGAAAAACACCTCAAACCTAAAAAAGTTACTGAAGAAGGTGACTATAATACCTTCATGGATCTTCTGAATATTAATCCTAATACTGGATTGTCTCCTATTGATTGGGGTGCTTGGGAAGAAACCTGGACTGGTAGTAAGTCTACAACCCAGGAACTTAGTTCCAAAACAGTTACAAGTGGTAAGAAAGAGGGTAGTTGGAGTAAAGGTTTCACGAACGGTGGTGAACTTTTACCTCCTATTCACGCGGGTAAAATTTCTAGAACTCGTAAAGTTACTATTACTGAAAAGACAACTAAGAAATTCCAGACAGTTACAACTACTAAGACTGGATATGCTAGATCTGGTATTCAGTATTCTATTCAAGAAAAGTGGGATACACAAAGTCTTGGAACTAAACTGGTTGGATCTGATATTATTCCATACATGAGATCTAGGAATATTGAGTTCCTGAGCTATAGAATTAAACCATCTACAAGATTCTATCCATTCTTTAATGGTGTAGAGGTTGCAAAATACACTACGCCAAAATTGATTGAAGTTGAGATGAAGGAAGGTGTCTTCCAAGTTGGTGAAACCGTAAAAGGCACGATGCCTAAGAAGGAACAATCGGCCGATTTTACAAATGCAGAAATTACTTTCCGTGTTGCAGCTGCAAACCACAAATATGGTCCTTATGACAAACCAGAAATTGTTTATGATGTAAATCCATACTCTAGATCAGTTGGACTGAGTTCTACATATTCTGCGACTAGTTCTGTAATTAATGTAGATACTGGATCTCTTCAACTTGAAGTCTTAGGTGAATTTAATGGATATATTGCTAAGAAGATGAAACTGGTTGGCCAAACCAGTGGCGCTCGTGCAGTTGTTAAGGATCGTCGTCTTATTACTGATGAAAAGGGTAGTCTTCTTGGATCTTTCTTTGTTCCCGACACTGATGATTCTCTGACTGCACCTCAGTTTGAAACTGGAACAGGTACATTCAGACTTAGTAGTTCTGCTGTTAATTCTAAGGATCCTGTTGATAATCCTTCTACTGCGGAAGAGAACTTCTACGCAGAGGGTACTCTTAACAAATATCAAGAAACGATTCTGTCAACTCGTAATGGTACAGTTACAAAACAGAACTTCACTGATTCCACGGTTAAGACAGGACAGACTGTCAAAACTTTCCAAACTGAATCCTTTGATAAAAAGACCAAGTTCCAAAACCAGTGGTACGATCCTCTGGCCG